TACTCCGCCTTGGTAATTCTCCCATGCTGCCTTAGCAGAATTAACAGATCCTTCAATAGTTTCTCCAGCCTCTTTTGCTGATGTGCCTGTAATTCCAAGATTCTGCTGAATTACATGAATTGCCTGGATCATCTGGTCAAATGTGACATTGTCCAGATCACTTATCTTTTCATTTAGGATTCCAGAATCATTAATCAATCGAATCATTTCCGATTGAGTACCGCCATAACCTAGCTTTAGGTTGTCGAGCATCGTATAATTCTGCTTAGCGAATCCCTGATAGGCGTTCTGGATATCTTGCATGTTGGTACCCATCTTATTGGCATTATCTGCCATATCGATGAGCGCCATATCTGCAATCTCTGCCGCTTTAGCCGTATCCCCACCAAGCCCCTGCAACAAAGATGCAGAAAAGCTCGTGACTGTAGACATGTAATCATTTGCAGATATCTGCGCTGTTTTATATGCACGGTTAGCATTCTTGATTACGGTGTCCGCACTATCCTTGAACAGTGTTTCGACACCGCCTACCTGTTGCTCCATATTCGCAACAACACCAAGTGAAGACTTAATGATTACGCCGGCAGCGGTTCCTACAGCTGCCACAGCTCCAGTCATTGCCTTAGACACTATGGATAGTCCGCTTTTCCCGAGACCGCTTAGTTTGCTAACACCCTCATTAAAACCTTTTTCATTTATCTTGGTATCAAAATTCAAATATCCGTCTGCCATACTATCATCCTTTCTGATAGCACGGCTCAACGGCTCACATGTGCTTTTAAATCTTAATATTTATTTCTCTTTTACATTCCCGACAATTTAGATACACTCCACTACATTTGGCTGTATCCTCGTAAATCAATAACTTCTTACCACAATAAGGACATCTGTACCATTTTCGTTCTGTCGGGATCTTAATCATATGTTTCATCACGCGAACATATCTCCAATCTCATAATCTGTCATTTTTCTGCGCTTCTTTTTCTTGAGAGCAACTGCCTCTTGAATCTTCTTTACTCTCTTGCGCTCGTCCTTATCCTTGATATCCCGGAGGTCTGTGTTCCGGTACAAAATGCGCTGTTTGATTTCTGTATTGTCTGGGAGTCCGATGAACAGCGTTTGAAACTCCCACCAATGCATATACGGAACAGACTGCAGGTCGATTCCGTACGCTTCGCGGAATGCACTGTAAATCCAAACCATATCCTCGTCAAAAGAATACACTTGTTTTTGTGGGAGCATTGGCTTATCGGATTCTTCGCCATCCTGCCTCATTGTAAGAAAATCCCCTAGAGCCTCAATCGCCTCTTCCAAATCGTCCGGAATTCCATCTGTATACCACTGCAATAATAGCCGGCACTTAATTTGCCACGGGACATCCTCGTCTTCCACCAACTTCGTGAATCGTATCCATTCCCGGAAATCTGTCTCGACCTCATAGTCTTTCCCGTTTACGCATACCGTATCGGGAAACTTATCAATCAGAATGTTCATAGCGTGCTACCTGTTACCATTAGGATAATAACTAACATTTCCTTTATTGTGCTTCTTTCCCTGTTGCTTATTATAATTGCGCTTCTGCTGCCTGTTCCCATGCTGCTGAACCATATAATCACTATATTTCTCATTCAGTTTAAGCGCCTCATCATTTTCGAACTTAAGAAGTGCATCTGTGGCATCGAGACATGAATTAAGGCTGGTTCTACCCTGGAACATCTCCTCGTGTGCTCCCTCTCCGATCACCCGGTCGAAAAAGTTAAAATAACACTGACACCGCGCGCGAATAATATCCGCTGTCTTTCCTGTTTTCGGTACTTGTGCTGCTTCATCAGCCATTAATTTCTTTGCTTCGTCCAGATTTTCTAAAAAATCAACATCTGTAAAATCAATCTCAACTTCGAGATTTCCGTATTTAAAAAGGCTCATCGGCTCACTCTCCTATCTTTTTATTAATCCGCTGCAAACGTACATGTCTGCCAGTTGTCTGTTGTAGTAGCAGTACCCTTGATTTTCTCACCATTGGCTTTCAGGCTACCTTTGTAGATCAATGCATCAGTTCCATCTCCTGAATTGTCTGGAACAACGCTCCAATCACGCTTTCTAGCAACACATGTATTCGGTGTATCTGCCTTAATATCAAAAAGATCTACCACAACGATGCTTACCTGCGCATCAGAGCCGAGAAGCTCATCATCTGTGACCTCTGCGATTTTCTGTTGTACCAGATCATTGGTATAACGGTCAAATTCATAATCGTTTGATGGGGCATATCCCACAACATCTGTTCTCTCACTTTCTTCGTCCACATAATGGCGGCTGTACTCGGAAGCGTTCTTGCTCTCAGACATGGACGTGAATCCTGTCATTCTGGTATATGTCTTTCCGTCACCGGCAACGTCCATAAATGCCACTCTTTTGTGTCTTCCGACTAATTTCTTTTTTGTATCTGCTCCTGACATTTTGTACCTCCTACTTATAAATCAATCTGCAAATCATCTGATACCGCCCCAGATCTTCCTCTGTGCTAAATAAATAGCCGGACTGCAACACGTCTACCCGTATAGCATCGTGCCCGTCCAGCTCTGGGAGGATATCGTCTAAATTGTTCTGTTCTGTCCATTCCGCAAAATCCTGATAAAAACCACTGTTGGCAATGCCTGTTCTGGCGTCACCATCATAAGCTTCTTTCGAAGTGAATGCGAACTGGAATTGTTTCAGGCGGCTCCCATCTACATATCTTTTATAAATAGGATCTGCCCCAATTGGGTCTATAGAATATTCCATTCCATTGCCAAGATAATCAATATTAATTTTCCGGTCATCAATATCCGGGTACGTCATTACATAATCCCGGATACTCTGGATAATCGGTTTCTTACCGTCCTGCAATCTGCTCTGCTCCTTTCAGAATAGCCTCCTTGTTGCTTGCCTTCATCTTTTCGAACCATCTCGCTTTAGACTTATGCTCGTAATACTGCCGGCGGGCATAAGGTGCCAGATACTCAATGGATCCAGAACCTATCACAGTTCCAAGCGTTGCTGACTTAATCATCATACCTGTTCTCCTTGGCGTGAGCGGATTCATATATCTCAGGCATTCGGAATCGACAAACTCTTGAGCTTTCGAAAAATTCTCTGCTTTTGTCCGGGCAAATGACGGATTCCATTCAAGCTTCGCTTGGACAGAACCGTTCGCCGTTACCTCTGTGAATACGCTTCCTCTTGGAGTCGTAATGCTGAAATTTTTCTTTGATGCCATCTTAAGCGCCTCCTATTCTCCAATGCGGGAGACCTCCGAAGCGGTTGTCTGACCAGGACAATACTTTACAGTGTCTCAATCGCACATCGGTGAGATCTGCTGGCTTTTCAATCTCCTTGTCACATTCTCCCAGAACAATATGATCATCAATCTGAATCGTCCAGCAATCTCCCGGATTATCTTTCTTCACATATTCCTCTGGTGGAAGATACTGATTTGCATTCCCCACATCTGTAGGAATACGAATCTTGTACACTTCTGCGCTGTTAAGTCCGGAATCTCCAACAGATGCCTTGTGATCCACGTACACATGTACATCTCTAACCACCGTTCTGTGCCAGGCGTCAAATGTGTTCTTTTTTCCGGGAATTCGGTTATAGATTGTAATCGTCGCATTTGTCAGCATGACAACACCCTACCTTTCTTGATAACCACCCGGTCGGAAGCAAATATGTAGATGCAGCTTCATACGCTTTCTTTCTGATCAGCTCTTCCATTGTCTGACCGTCAGCCTGTTCTACCGCGTATGATACACTGTAGCCATCGTTATTCTCAGACTTGACCGTACCTGCTTCCTGCTTCTTTTTACAGGAATAATACACGTCAGCCACAGCGCACACTGCATCTTTTACTGCAGTATTTTCAACTGCAAAAATATTTCCTCTGACATAAGTCAATTTCCTGATATAAGCTTCAGCCCTGCGCTCAGCAGATGGATATTCCCTTTCAGGAATATCCCCGCCATAGTGATCCGCATAATATGAATAATCTGCGTACATTTACTCCTACTCCCCTGCTTTCAGAATTGAGAACGGACATCTTTTAGTTTTATTTTTTGCAAGTGCATTGATTGGGTTTGGAATCTCCCAGCCAAGACGCATTACTGCACGAAGTGCAACCATGTCATTCTGCATCAGGTTGTATGCAATAGATCCATCTGTGTTCTGAACAACACCCTCAGTAAACAGCTTAAATGTAATATCCTGTCTGATGGAATATACAAGCTGTGAGAAATCTCCAGAGATCATCAGCGCCTTAGTCTTATCGAATGAACCATTGTTTGGGAAGTTCATTGGAGAACCGTCCAGCGCATACTGTGTAGACCCCTGCATATCTGTTTTAAACAATGGATCACCATTAGTGTTTTTTAATCCACGAAGTTTTGCTCTCATGGAAATATCAGCCATGTGACCATTGACCATGTATCCACAATTCTCGACTTTTGCAATCACACCGTCTTCTGCCATGATTTTGTCATACAGCGGATCCGCTGAGCCAAGTGTTACCACGGATCCAGCTTTTGTGGCTGTCGCAACAACATCGTCTCTCCAAGTAGACGGTTTATCTGTACCAAACAGTACAGCTCCATCAACCTTATTTCCAAATGCCTCTGTGACCCTTGGTTTTACTTCGCCCCAAATATCATACTGAGAATCATCCAGTACGGCTTCTGGAATTGGTACGATTACTGCAATTTCCTCTGCAATGATAAATTTCTTATCCCATGCCTGCTTTGTTGTCTTTTTCTGTCCAGAATCGCCGTTTACGAAATAGGCAATCGGCAGCATATCAAGAACTGGCATCTTGTACTGCTTGCTTGTCATATTTGCCAGCTTTCGTCCTCTTGAAAGAACTGCTGACTGAGCAATTACGCCCTGGATAATCTCATTAGATTCCTGTATCGGAATCAGAGACTCCGCTCCAGTACGGTCGATAATGTTCACATCATTATCGAACAGTCTTAAATTCATTCTATTTTTATTCATCTTTACCTCCACTATCTTCGAGCCGCAGCACGGATACGATCATTGATGGAAGCACTTATGTCTCCACCAGAACCCTCAGAAGTGTTCCCTGCAGATGTTGAAATACGATAACTGTTCGTACCACCTGCAAATCTTGGATTCTCCTTCAGGAATCTTTCTGCAGCTTTCTCAAATGTTGTCTTATCGTCTACAAGTTTCGATACCTTGAACATGACATAATCAAGATCTTCTGATTTTACGCCTTTCCCGGATAAGAATTTTTCATTCTTCATCTGCTGCACCTCATTCAAAGCATCGTCACGCTCCTTCTGGAGCTTTGCAGCGTCCGGCTGATTGGCAGCACGTTCTGCTTTGAAATTATTGATTGCCTGTGTAACCTCAGTTTCTGTCATTCCCTGCGTCCGGAAAAAATTTGCAAGTGCTGTTCTCTCTGAACGCTCTACCCTTGCACTCGCGATCTCTTCCAGCTGTTCATAGGTATATGTTCCGGTATTATGCGCTCCGGATGCGCTCCCAGCGGATCCCTGACCGCCGTTTCCAGCCCCGGCATTTCCACCCTGCCCACCAGAGCCAGCTCCTGCGCCGTCATCAAAGAGCTGTAAATTCATTCTGTATCTCATGCTTTCTACCTCCGTTTTGCCTCGACAGGCTCCCGAGCTTTTCTTGTCTTCACGTTTTGGACATAATAAAAACACCCTCTCGGGTGCTTGTTACTGAAATTCTATACAATTGTATTCCCGGTTGATATCTGTAAGTCCCATGAACCATGAATCTATCAGAAGTTTTCCGCCATCTGAAAGATTCTCCCATTCAATTACCGTCATACCGCTGCCTGTATCTGTACGGATTCTGTCACCAGTCAGATTTCTTAACGAATTAATCAGATTGTATGTCAGAGCTGATACTGCAGCACATGCCCGATCGATACCGCTTGAATCCTTCCGACAGGCATGACCAGCCATACTAATTTTTTTATCTTTTACTGTTACAGTTATCATGATACCTCCTAAATGAGTATAAAAATACCACCGGTCTTATCAACTGGTGGTAACTACACAACTGCTTTTAACGCTTTGTTGTATTCAATTTCCAACTCACGTTTAAATTTTTCAATCTCTTCTGGTTTCATTCCCGGTTCTCCGGATGCGCAAATATCAGGCATTTCTTCATTCAATATTCTTGTAGCCCTTGGCTGTTCCTTATACATTTCGTCATAATGGATAATTAACATTCCTTCCAGTTCACAAGAAAAATCATAGATATCCTCTGGAATATTTTCCAAAAAATCTTTGATATAATTCATTACCTTCTCAAACATTTCTCCATGCCTCCTTTGGAGCCCTTCTTCTTACAACAGATACGATATCTCCAGTTTTTTTATTTCTAACAACTAATAACTGTAATTCATGAATGAAATAGATTTGTTTATCTTCTCCCTCTGTATAATTAGGTGTACCTTTAATAATTTTTATCAGCATTTCTTCTGACACTTCCGGTAAGCCAGGTTTATTCAATCGAGGAAGTCGACTAAGTGCATGTACAGACATTACAACATTTTCTTTTGCAAATCTATCATACGCCTGTTTAGACGTGTTCTTAAATTCTTCTGACCAATCTTTCTTGTTAATCTCAAGATATGCGAAAAATTTACTTTGAAGCTTTTTCCACTGTTCACTATCATTATATTTCACCCGCCCGAACTTAGCAAGTGAACCAACAGAATCTCCAAGAATTTCTTTGTATCTCTTGTACTGAGCTATGTCTTTGGTTGCATTTTTAATCATTTCCGGATGGAATATGGAATTCTGGCTCTTGTTGTTCGTAGCAATCTTTCCCATCATATCCAGATAAATACGCTCACGCTCTTCCGTGAGACTCATCTTCCTGCAGAACCTGGAATACTCGTTAAGCTGGCCTTGATATTTCGCTTTGTGCAGAATGACTTCGTCCTGATCAGCACCGCCAGCTTGCAATAATTTGACTTTTTCACGCTGTGCCCTCATGGCTGTCTCCATCTGACGCTGTCTCTGCTTGGCTTCATACAAAGTATATTCTTTACCTAGGAACTCTCTTGGTTCATTTTCTTTTCGGTTCTGCTCTTCCAACCAATCATCCGTCCAGTTACGTTCGGATAATCCCGGAAAGAACAAATGATAAGTATGGTAGCAGTTAACTCCCAGAAGTCCGGTCACGGTACCTAGCCCACAGACTGAATACAACTGCTCTTTCGACCAGACACGCCCCTGCCACACTGCATGAGTCGGACGTGCTCCCGCATGCCACTCCACTTCAAAATACTCTGTTCCAAGCTTCTGCGCGTTGTACTCAGATATCTTTCCGGTAATTTGACTGACTGCAGTCATGATCGCTCTCCTTGCGGCTACATCAACCCGGTTGGCTCTCCCGGAAGAATAATCAATCTGCCGGAGTCCGCTGTTGGTGAGTTGTGTCACAACTCTACGCAACACACTGTTATAATCGAATGCACCAGTTACAATATCGTAACATGCTGCATCAAGGTATTTGGTATACACTTGAGAAAGTGGCGTCAATACCTTCTGACCATTGCCGTAGTCCAGGTAGAAGCCAAGGGAGTTGGTCACATTCTCCAAATCATCAAAACTCTGGTCAATGATTGCTTCTGTAATCTGCTTGAGCTGTCCGTTCTCTTCGAATGGTATGTACTCGGCGTTAATCTGTTCATATATATCTTTATTCCGGACATATTCCCAATTGATCACCTTGTCGTACAACTCGAACATTTCTGGATAAGAAGCATTGAGCGCCTTTTTGATTTCTTTCTCAATATCCTCGGAGGAATATCCCAAAATCCGTAACCGGTTAATCTGCCAATCTGCAGTACTGGTTATTTCACCAGCTTTCATAATCCTCCGGACAATATCCTGCATGATACGCTCTTCCAAATCCTGATACCTGGAAGCAATCTTACTTGCAAGCTTATTCTTGTAATCATCTTTCATATTACTCCATCACCTGATTTTGTTCCGGGAGATTCTTAGCAGCATCTTCTTCTGATTCTCCATACCATTTAGCACGGTACTCTGCCAGACTCATGACTCCCATACTGACATCTTGTCGGTCTCTGCTCCGCTCTGTCTCTTTGTCCTCAATGATTGAATCATCAAAGTCAATGGTGATTTCGCATTCAGGATTCAGTGTGTTCCCCAATATCATTCCCAGACGGATTATAATTTGAATCAACTGCCTCAGAGCATCTTCCAAAAGTATTTCATGCTTTTTAATCATTCGATACATATCTGAGTTTTCCGAAATAATCTCTGTGGCTGTCTTAGCTCCAGTCGCCCCGAACTGATATCGGTCTGTACCAAATCCACATTTTAGCGACAGATAATTCAGATCATCATTGATTGCCTTGCTGTGCTGCTCTGCCCGGAGAGACATATCAATTTCTTTCAGAAGGCCTTCTCCATTTGCATCATCCTCTGGCAGTGCATAAAATACACTGTCGTCCGGATCAAATGCTGGTGTACCATCTGCATTAGTCAACATCTCCGGGCGTACAAAAATACGCTTTCTGCCAAGCTCGAATTCATTGCAATATGAATCATACTCAATATCCAGCTTCTTGAGCGTATCAATTGCATTTGCGAAGATTGCAACGCCCATCGGATTGTTTTCATCAGCATTGTTCGTAATGTTCAGCCTGTCAATCACGAACTGCGCCTCGCTGGATCCCGTTCTTACTTCTTTTGCAAGCTCCTTGAATGGATTTAACTGTTTCCACTCTTTCTCAGGTAACTCCGTACCCTCCTGGCTTCCAGAATCACACCGTAACACTGTGTTTTTAATTACATATTCACCATTCTCTAAGAGATGCGACTGCAACTGGACATATTTCTTTCTCGCTACGATATGTGGAAATGCAAAAATACATTCTGTCACCTTGCCGTTATTCCAACTGACTGGAAAAATGTTCGGTGCGTCCACATAATTGATGCTAATCTTTCCGGAAATCACTGTACCTTCCTCCGTGATTTCAGCGTTGGCCAAATACGGGATATATGCGACCGTCCCGGTGAATGCTTTTCGTTCCTGGTAATCATTTCCCATAACAAGAAAGCGGTTATCATCAAGAACCTGATGTACAAAATTATGCGTAGCCTCATCATCCAGAGTAATTGTAACCCTTTCATTGAGCAGGAGATCAGCAATATCTTCACTCAGTTTCTTTGCCATTCCCATACTTTTTCTCCTGCAGCGCTTATATGTTCCGCGACCGCTGTACACCTTGTAAAAAGAGAAATTTCTGACATTTCCTTCATACCAGGATACCCACTCTGCTATCTTCCGGTAAAATGATGCATCTACCGTATCGATTCCAGCTTTTTTGAAATAATTAAAGATATTCATCGTCCTCTACCTCCTTCCTGCTAATATCGCATACATCTATTTCTTCCGTTTCGTCTTTCGGCAACCAATATTTCAACCTCTTCCAAGCTCCCATAACACAATATCGGATTGCGTCCATGCAGTGATCATCTTCTTTTACAGGTACTTCCTTGCCTTTTTCAATGGATTTCTTGTCATACTCGTAAGTACCGAACTCGCTTACCGCATATTCCTGTTTTGGGGATACGCTCATGATGTCAAAACATAACACTTTCTGCACACGGCTGATTCCAAGTGCCACATCGTTTTCAGCATCTCTTAGAAATACCTGATAATCCAGGCTCACCGCTCTGGTCGCCCGTCTGATTTCCTCCGCAAGTCCTTTTGCAGAGGGATCAAGGAAAATATAAAAGACCCGGTTGTCATACTGCTCATGCAATTCATTCATGAACTCAACCAAGTCTTGTGCATATTCTGACGGACTCTTCTGCCTTCCGGATTCCCGTCCACTATGGTAATACTCTCCCAGTCCTGGAAATTTCTTTCGATACGTATCAAGTCCAAATGCTTCAAATGTCGTCGCATTCTGTTGACCATAATCTCCGCCAATATAAATTCTGTCATATCTTCTGTTCGGATCAGGCTTCTGTCTGTGCCGGTCTCCAAACATGTAATAGATAAGCTCATCTACACCGACTGCCTGTCCAAGCCATACCCAGCGGTACATCTTTTCATCTGCCCGCTTCATAGCTTCTGCAGAATCAACCAGCGCCTGTCCAAGCCAGCTGACCGGAACATCTCTGTAATCCGTGTGGATATGAATACAATCCTCACGTTTCTCCATCTTCTTGCACCACTGATTGATTGGTGCATTTGGATTCTTCGGAGGATTATACAAATAAATCATTTGGAATCCGCTACTGTTACCTCGGACAAATGTCGCTTCGATATTGCTCAGCTCATCCTCGCCTTCGCCATCGTCAAAGAACTCCGTCAGCTCATCTAACACTACAAGCTTGATTGGTTTATCCTCATCGATAATACCCTTGGTATCGTCAATGCCGTCTGAACCGGAAAAATAAATGGTGGTGCCATACTTTTTGTACGTAATCTCCATTGGAGACTTTGTAATCGCAAATTTTTTCTTGGAAATACCAAGACGGTTGATTCCTCGAATCATTTCTTTGTACACAGTCTTCCGTAGCTTATTGTGGTGTTTACGAAGAACAACTGCAGAACCATGCGGATCTGATACAACCTGATAATCTGTCCGAATAGCTGCATAACTGGATTTCGTGCCGGCACGTCCGGAAGTCAGAATGATGTGCTTAACTTTCCTGTTGTTGAATATCGCCAGATACTTCGGTATCACAATGTCCGATATCTTCACCTGTTGGGGCGTCGTTGACAATCACCACACCGTCCTCTCCATCATCGTTGCCACTGGATTTCATTCGTTCCGTATTCGCTTTGATCTGCAGGATTCTTGCTTTCTGCTCATCTGTCGCAAGGTCCCAGTTCTTATGCAACAGATCTTCATACCGGTTAATCATGCCTTCCAGCGTCTTCTGTGCTCTCGCCTGAGCTGATAGGAAGTTCGCCTGCTTATCCCACGCCTGCTGTACATCATATCCGGTAGCTTCAATTCCATCCAAGGTCATTTCCTTAGTTTTGTCATTCTGATCACGGACATACATGATCTTCTGCGCCCGGATAATAGCAGCATAAGCAATCTGTATCTGATCCCACAGGACATCTAACGGATCTTCCGGCATCTCCCGAATAATGGATAATGTTTCCTCCGGAAGGTGCTTGGAAAAGAACCCGAACTTCTCAGCATGTTTATTTCCTGGTGGACCAGTTGCATTCTTGTTCCCTGGCTGTCCTCCCCGTTTTCTTTTTACGGGTACAACAGAGGGTGCACCCTCAACCTTAGAAGGTGCACCCCGTTCTTTCTTGAGCTTTGACCAGCCGTAACGCTTGATCCAGCTCTTTATTGTATTCCAATTGGTGTCATACTTCTCAGACAATTTCTTCGGAGAGACACCTGATAGATAATCATTTTTTATCTGCTCCTTTACATCTGACACGTCACCACCTCTCTCTTTCCTGTTTTATTGCATCAGAAAAGCACCCCGGAGGGTGCCTAAAAATCAATATCTATGTCATTCTTTTAAATCATCGCTTTACTAATTGTTATTACTATTTTGAGTAATCGTAAGATAACCCGCTTCTATTAATCGCTGAGCCACTGCCTCCGTACTGTCGCTCTCATTAGCAACATTAACTGCATACTCAGTTAAAATAGCACATAATAAGTTCATCGCTTCTTTATTCGTCTTATGAATCAAGCCATAAAGAACAGTTTTTTCATATTCGTTTTTTAAAAGCTCTTTTTCATGTTCCCATTCCTTTCCTCCATGATGCTCTATTTCAAACGAAACATTGTTTAATTCCTGAACCAAAATACTATCTAGTTTTCTTTGCCACTTTTGTATATCCGATGCAAGCAATAAACCAAATGGATACAAATCATTTTCGGTATATTTCAAATACTTAAGAAATTCCATAAATTGCATAATATATTTTTCTGCATATAATAAATATGCAGATACTTTGCAACTCAAGTAATCATCTATCGTTACCCGCGCCTTATTGATTTCGTTTGCAAATGCCTTAAAGTTTTCCATATTTTCCATTATAGACATATACACAATCTCACTTTCCCCTTGGAAAAGCTCCGGGTGCGTTATATTTGCAAATTCAATAACATTTGCCATTTGTTCTATTCTCTTTACTTCTTTTGCCGCTTCAATACGTTGCTTTGCCAATTCTGCATTAAGCTCTATTTTTTTCTGTTTTTTCAATCCCCAATTATTGAAAAATTGGAAATCGTCTTTCCGTTCGTCTTTCGACGATATCATAATATCACATGTACTACTGACATTCACTGACATCTTTTTCCGGAAGCTGGAAATGAGCCAATGCTTTTCCGTGGATCCTGTGAATCTGCCTCTCAGAATAACTCATGGTTTCTGCAATCTCATACCACTCCATACCCTTGATATACCGGTAGAACAATACATCATCCTCATTCCTTGATCTAAGCTTCTTGATTCTCCTTGCAATGTCCTGATACGTCATAATCCTCAGTCCACGTTCTCTCTTGAGTTCATCAATCAATCCCTGGATACGTGCCACCTCTCCGGACAGATCTCCCTGCCCTCCGGATCCATGAGTCATGCCGTCATAATTAATCGCCTTCGCGGACATCATCATTTCACGTAGCTCCTTGATTTCTTCCGAGATCCGGTTGACCCTTCTCACATGCTCCTTATAGCTCCGGAGATATTCCTTCTTCTGTTCGTTCTCTGTTTTCACTTCCTGCTCCATGTCCTATCTCCTCCCCCTGTATCAATCTTGTTCCTTTTCGCCTTCTGCCTTGCCAAATATCCCAATATGCTGTAGCATGCCGGTGTCCGGAAGCGTCTGCTCGCTTCTTCCGTTGGCGGCTTTTCCGCCATCTGGTCACGGCCTGATATAGCATCGAGGCGCTGGTCTTTACTGATGTGCATTAGCATCATCTCCTTTTGCTTTCATAGCTTTTTCCACTCTACCAAGAAGTTCTTTCGCCTCTATCACGTCCGGATCTGTTTCCTCCAAGTAGAATTTATCGCAATTATCAATAAGTTTTTTCAGGATTTTATATATTAATTTAATGAGCATCGTCCTCAACTCCTTCGTCGTTTTGTCTGTTCTCTTACCTCCACACTTTTCTGTAGCATTCTCGATGAAAAAATATTTCAGTTTTTCTCTTTGTCTTCACATATTCGACACCTTCAAGATCTTCGTCCTCCCGGATGACTTCATTGCATCCTGGGCAAATAACTGGTGTCTTATGGTTCTCAACCCATTTTTCTATCTTACTTTTTTTCTCTGCCTTGCTTAAGTAGTACATCACTTCACACCTCCTGTCTTATCTTCCGGATCCTTGCTTTCAGACTCTCCATGACCCAGTTCTGCACATCGTCCTTCTTCTCCAGAGCCAGCATAACGTCCTCGTCTCTCGTCCCGCTGCTCACCAGATGATGGATAATTACTTTTTCCTCCTGCCCCTGCCTGTGCAATCGTTTATTCGCCTGGGTGTATAGTTCATAGTTCCAGGTCAGCCCGAACCAGATCACATGGTTCCCACCCTGCTGCAGGTTCAATCCGTAAGCACTGCTTGCCGGGTGTGTCAGCAGCACATCGACCTCATGCCGGTTCCACGCATCCTCGTCTTCTGTCGTGTGCAGCTCTCTCACCCGGAGTTTTAATTTTTCCAATGCCTTCATGATCCGTATCCGGTCATGCTGAAAATTATAAAATACCAGGACTGATTTTCCCTGCAGGCTCTCGATCAGCTCCAGAAAAGCCTCGATCTTACAGCTGTGAATTTCATGTACCTCGTGGTCCTCATCGTAGATTGCACCATTCGACAGCTGTAACAATTTATTACTCAAAGCGGCTGCACTGGTCACGCTGATTTCCTCCTCGTCTTCCGGAAGCGCCAGGACCATTTTCCGTTCCAGATCTTTATAGGCTTTCTCTGCTTTCGTGTCCAAAGTCACCGGCACCTGATGATAAATGATATCCGGAAGCTGTAAATAATCCTCAGCTTTCATGCTGATGCAGATATCTGATATCTTGGACAAGATACTCTCTTCTGTTCCCGGTTTTGCTTTGTAGTTATACACAATATTCTGTCCCCGGTCTCCCGGGTCGAAATATCGTTCCCGGAACTGTGTATATCGTTTTCCAAGCCTTTCGCCTCCGTCCAGTAAGAATATCTGGCTCCAAAGGTCTTCCAGTCCGTTCGGTGATGGTGTACCGGTCAGCTCCACCATGCGGTCGATGTGGCTCCCCATGCTTGCCAATGCTTTGAACCGTTTCGCCTTATGGCTCTTGAACGATGAGGACTCGTCCACAATCACCATATCAAACGGCCATGACTGCTTGTAATAATCCACCAGCCAGCATACATTTTCCCGGTTGATGATATAAATATCTGCCGGTGTATTTAACGCCCGGATCCTTTTTGCCTGGCTCCCAAGTACCTGTGATACCCGAAGCATTTTGGTGTGCTCCCATTTATCCTTTTCCTTCGTCCAGGTTCCCTCTGCTACTTTCTTCGGTGCGATCACCAAGACCTTTCTGACCTGAAAGCGGTTATATTTTAATTCCTTGACTGCTGTCAGCGTCGTGATTGTTTTTCCAAGTCCCATGTCCAGGAACAGGCCGATCTTATGTATCTCAATGATTTTCTGAATGCAGTGCGCTTGGTATGCATGTGGTCTAAATTCCATTTTGTATCTCCTCCAAAAATCTCTTCACGTCTTCCAGACCATACAGGACCCGGACGTCTTGTCCTAAATCCTTAAGCTTCTTGATCTGTACGTTCTGCAGACTGGATAATCTTCCGGTCTCCGTTTTCAGTTCGATGAATTTAGGCACTCTTCCCGGAAGTACCACGATCCGGTCCGGCACCCCATCATTTCCAGGGCTCACGAACTTATACGCCCTGCCTCCCAGTTTCCGTACACCGTCCACCAGTTTCTTTTCAATTTCCCGTTCCGCCATGCCCTACACCTCCAAGTACCAGAACCAGTTTTCTGACGTCTTACCATCTATCGTTTGATGAAATGTTTTCACGCCCAACTTTTTTCTGGCAGATTTTAATTCTTTTCTGGTAAATCCATTCTTCAATGCTCTTATTCTCACATCATCACAAAGTATAGTTCCTTCTGTCCGTAACAATTTTTCCAACCATTTTTCGCAATCCATCTTTGCCTCCTGAGTTACTGTTCCTCACGTACACATGTATATGTACCCCTGTATTATGTACGTTATGTACGCCATATATATTTTTTATTATTTATTTCTACTCTCATATATAAAATATGGCAACATTGGCAACATAATATAGAAAAGCCTTTATTTTCAACAGTTTTCATGTTGCCAAAACCGTTACACTTTTAAATTTTATTTGCAACATTGGCAACATGCTCATTTTTTGTTCGTTGCCAATGTTGCCATTCAGTTGCCATTAAAATTCCGCTTTAGCAACACTTTTGGCAACGTATTCGAACCCTTTTTGTATCCCGTGCGGGCCATATCTCCGCTTTGACCGATTCGGTTTCCATCCTTTCAGACTGGATAAAATCTGATTGATTTCCCGGCTGTCCGTCCGCTTCATATACCTTGCGTCACCACCGAAGCATTCTGTCCATATTTCCAACGCACAAACCTTACTCCTGTCCACAAGCTCTATTTTGTCATTTAGTCTCAGATTCCCATTCCAATACAGGCGTCTCTGGAACAGGTCCAAAGAATCCCAGTTCGATGGTATCTTGCGCTCCAGGAATTCCCTGATAATCCCTTCCTTCCCTGAAGACTCTCTGTGGCTCTCCTGCATCTCTACAGCCATTTCTTCCTCTTCTCTGGACATATATAAGGGCTCTCCCATTTTCCAGTGCATGTAAGCCTCTGCCCATATCTGGTCCACTTCCTGCGGCAGTTCGTTCCACACGGATTTCTTTGCCTGGTGCACCCCGACATCCACCGGCCAGAACCGGCGGTTTCCAGTCATATCTTTCAAAAACTCTTCCTCATTGCTCGTGCCGAAGAACACACACCGTCTAGGATATTTATTCGTTCTGCGCCCGTAAGCAGCGCGGTAGATGTCGTCCGTCTTACTTAAGAACTGCTTGACCGCATTGGTCTCTTGCTTGGTCATGGCCGTCAGTTCCCCGACCTCATTGATCCACGTTCCCTGTATCAACTCCGCGGCTTCCTTACCTTCGAAACTGGTCAAGGAATCCGAGAACCATTCCTTTCCAAGAATACTTAAGAATGTACTCTTTCCAATTCCCTGCGGTCCTGTAAAGATTGGCATGTAATCATATTTCACTGCACCGACTATGGCTCTTGCGACTGCGGCACACAAGGATTTCCTCATGACTGCATGCGTATAAATGTTATCTTCTGCGCCCAGATAATCCGAAAGCAAAGTGTCGATGCGCTTTTTTCCGTCCCAGATCAGTCCTTTTAAATACTCTTTTACATCATTGATCTTGTTCTGGCTGCTCACGATCAGAAGGGCGCTGTCCAGCTTGTCCCTTCCGGTAATCCCATAGAACAGCTCCATGTAGTTATAGAATCCCGCATCGTCTTCATCTTTCCATCTGCGCTTTCCTTCCTCTTTGCTCCACGGCACTTTGCCGAGGATAAGTCCGCAGCTGGCAAATTCATCCGTCACGATCTTCCCTTTTAACAGCGGGTCATTTTCCAGTACCAGTACTACATTATTGATGGTCTTGGCTATTTTTCCATTCCCATCTCTTGTAAGCCGATCCAGCCACGCAAGGTCCAGTTCTTCCGGCTGTTCTACCTGTTCATAGGAATTCTGTGCTTTTTCAAATGTTTCCTTTGCGAGCAATGCGGATACCGCTTTATCGTTGCTTGCAAGCTTTGTCATGGCCATAAAGGACGGCAGTTTACTGTTCGGCGTTCCTTCTTTCGCCTCCTGGTCCAGGTCTCCGAATTTATGCAGCCGGATCAGATCAAACGCATTGACCAGTAACCCGGAGCATGGGTCTGTTGCATGGTGGCTGTATAAGAATATGTCGCCGTCATAAACGATAGCACCGCCAATGGTAGAACCGCCTGTGTAAGTGTATCTGCCCACCATGACCGTAGGCTCATACATTCCCGGAATGAACTTCTCCATTGCCTGAGTGATGCTGTAGGTCCTGCAGAATGCTCCGATGATTCCCTTCTTTTCTGTCGGGTCTTCCTGCTTTGCAAGTCTGCGTCTTTCCACAGCATCTGTTCCCGGTACCTGTGGCCATTGTGAGATATCCGTCCAGTCTCCATACATCCCAAGGAGCCCTTCCAGACTGCAGAACGGACGGTCATATATCTCACAGACATACTCACTGTCTCTGCAGCAGCTCGGCCAGTACATCAGTCTTGCCACGTCAAATGTCGTCGGATCACAGAATTCGATTCCAATCAGGGACGCAAGCTTTCTTGCTGCAGGCTCATATTCATCTGCAGTTGCTGTTCTGTCTAAAGGTACAATAACTCTTAACCTCGGCTTGTACCCACAATGCTTTCTGGTACTGTAAATGGCCGCATTACAGCCTAACCCTGCCACGCGCTTCAGGATATCCTCGGTCCTTCCTGCCGGAATATTGTCCAGGTCCAGTGTCAGAAGGTCTCTCCCTTCTACATAAGCTGCCTTTCTTATATCTCCGGCAAATACTCCTCCTACAAAACCGCCCACGTCCTTTAGCTCGTCCTGTTTCACTTTTGCGTAGCTTAAATACTCTTCCAGCGTTTCTGTACTGCGTACCGGTGTCTTTAATTTCTCCACGAACTCTGCCCATGTAAGCTCTGTTCTCGGCCAGTGTTTAGTTTTTCGTGTTCCTGCCATGCTGATCAGCAGCATTCTGTTATTTTCCACCTTCCGGCCTCCTAGTCTTTCATATAATAGTTACTTTCAAATCCAGCACCTTTTAATATCAATCCCGGTGCCCATGATATCGGTTCCGCCATCAGATCACAGATTTCTTCGACTGTCGTATCCATCGGCGCATCGATGATGACCTCATCATGCACGTGGAATACGACCTGTAATCCCTTTGCGTCAATTCTTCTTAAAGTCTCTGCCAGACAGTCCCTTGCAATCGCCTGCACAATGTTTTCCGTCATTTTTCCACCATAGGTAGAGGTCACTTCCCATTTTCTCGTCTGCTGTCCGACCGTATAGTAATGGATTGCCATCTTCCCGAACTGATTCTCTTTGAGGAACGGTCTCGGGTAATATAACTTCCGCCCGCTCGGGAGCTGAACGGTCAGAAAATTCTGCCCATATACGATATCGCTCTCAAGATTAAAAATGAGATTGTAGATTGCCTGTGGCTGAGCAGTCTGCATAGCTGCAAGAGCTGCCTCTTCGACTGCATACCACAAGTCACGGATCCGCGGATTCGCACTTCTCCATCTTTGGACAATATCCGGAAGTTCCTCTTCTGATAATCCCATATTTAGCGCGCCCATTGCAATCAGTGCGTTAGAGCCTCCCTGGTATCCCAGTGCAAGGGTCGCTACCTTTCCTTTCTGTCTGAGAGCGTATTCGGGGTTCCCTTTTGCAATCTTTTCAATAGGTACATGGAACATCTGAGATGCTGTAGCCTCGTAGATCTTCCCGTGGGTGGCAAATACCTCATTGACCCATGTCTCTCCTGCCAGCCAGGCTATGACTCTGGCTTCAATCGCAGAAAAGTCCGCGACCACGAATTTATTTCCTTCTGATGGGATAAACGCTGTCCGAATAAGCTGTGACAATGTATCTGGCACGTTCTCGTATAAGAGCTTGATTCCGTCATAGTTCTGAGCCTTTACAAGTTTTCTTGCATAATCCAGGGACTTGATATAGTTTCTCGGAAGGTTCTGCATCTGCACCAATCGTCCCGCCCATCGTCCTGTCCGGTTCGCGCCATAATACTGTGTAAGTCCTCGCACTCTGTCATCGTTTCCTTTCGCTACGTCCATAGCCACATACTTTTTGATTGACGTCTTTCCAAGTTGCTGCCTAATTTCCAGCGCCCGTCTCACATTGTCCGGAAGATCGTCAGCTAACTTTTCTGTTACGGTCACCTTCTGCAGGTTGTCCATTTCCACCCCGTGTTTATGGATCCAGTCCAGTAACTGTGTGGAGCTATTCGGGTTATCCAGTCCCGTTATTTCTTTCGCTTCAGCCTCAAGAAGAATTGTACTTTGCTCATTGACCTGTAAAGCACCCCGGATCAGTTCTGAATCCACCTTTACCCCAAAAGCGTTCATGCGGATATCCATCTGCCATAATTTTTCTTCTTCGTCCGGTACTGGAAATGCATCCAGTCTTGCCAGAATAGCACTCTCTGTCGCAACGTCTTGCCGGCAGTATTCTTTGAATAACTCCCATTTTTCCGGTGCATGCTTCGGCAGGTTCCATGAGCGATTTCCATTGCTCTTCGTCGGTTTGCAAGGTACACAAAAATACCGGATCAGGGCTTTTCCCGTTGCAAGCTTTCTTTTATCCTGTGGCAGTCCGATTGCTTTTCCTGTAGCGTCCAGTCCTGCAGTATATCCACAATAAAGTCCGTGCGCCATGGTACATTTCCATTGTCCCAGAGGAGTCATGTAACCGGCGCGATTCAGACAGTACCATTCGAATGCTGCATTGTACGCATGCTTCACGACACTTAAATTTTTCAAGTCCTCTACAATTGCCTCCGGTATTTTTTCCCCCTGTGCAAGGTCTATGATCTGGACTTCTTCATTGCCATATCGATATGCGAACAGAAGGATTTCAAAATCATCAGACTGTGCATACCGGTATAATCCAGCCTTTCCAATATCAACACTGCTTTTTGTTTCGATATCTATACTTAAGTGTCTCATCATGTTCTCCTTCTGATAGCTGAAGAGGGCAATACGCCCTCTCCCTTATTACATTGGTAAGCCCGTGATCGGATTGATTCTCTGTGCGCTGCCAGCAACAGGCTGTGATGCTCCTGTAACTGGCTGAGCGTTTGTCACGCCTGTTCCGAATACTGCAGATGCTTTCGGCATGCTTCCTCCAAGTACCTCTCCGTCTTCCAGTTTCTGTACCGGTCCCAGTCCACAGCCGATTCCTTTCTTTCCCCCGAACATATACGGAAAAAAAGTCACATTGACACGTCCGTACATTCCGCTGTATACCTCAGACTGATTAATGATCGGGTTTCCCATTGCGTCTACGATTTCCGGCGGATAATCTGCTTTTGCTGATGCTGTAAATACCCAGTGTCCTTTACACTCTGGTCCAAATGCCATTCCATCGGATGGTCTCACTCCGTCTCCATCATAGACAGGAGTCGAAACGATCGGCGGGCAGACTCCGTTCCATTTTTCAGAAATGCCCTTCTGCTTCGCAGCTTCAATGGCCGCATCGATTCTCGCTTTGGTATCCACATCACTCTTCGGAACCAGGACCGTTACCTGATACTTTTCTTCCTGCCCCGGCTGATATGCATAAGGCTTATATAAATGTACAAATGAAAATCTTGCTCTTCCTGTTGTTACATTACATAAATTATCCATGTTAGTTTTCCTCCTTAAATGCCTGTTCGGCTGTCACTCTGTTCGTAATTGCTTCTCTCTTATCCGATTCTTTCACCAGTGTCGGCTTTCCTGGTCTCTTCTCAATAAATTCTCCGACTGCTTCCTGGAATTCTTTCTTTCCGACCATTTTTTCCACCTGTGCAAGAGTCAGCGGTTTCTTTTCATACAGCATCTCTTCCGGGGATACTCCTGTGCTGATCAGTTTCTCAAATGCGTCGTCCATGTTCGTCCAGTCTCTTGTGCTTCTTCCCTCTACTGCCTTCCATCCGGGAACTTCTTTTCCTGCAAGACATTCACTTAACGCCCACTCCTGCAGATCTTTCTGATACTTAACGACGTCCTGTAATTCCAAAAGTCTTTTTCCTGCCTCTTCCACGCTGATCAGTGGTGGCAATTCGCCAATATCGAAAGCCTTCTTCACGTTATAATCAGATCTCGCCCTGCACTGCGCCTTTGCACGGCAGAACCGGCACGCTTTCTCGTCCGGATGATATTCCCCTTTTCCTTCAATAGCGAGTGCTGCCTTTTCTTTGACCTCTTCACCGAAGTCCAACAGCTCCTCTCGTGAGCAGGACCATTCCGATACGTGGTCGATACGCGGCTGTATGATTGTCATCTGGATATTTGTTATCGGATACAGCATCTTGTAGGTGTTATAAGCGCCCAGTGCATACAGCATCATCTGTGGATTATGTTCTGCATCTACCTGTACTCCTTTTCCGTACTTGAAATCGAAGACGTGCACCGTATTGCCATACACCATTACACAGTCTGCAGTGCCAAATCCTTCCGGGATCCAAACACTTAGGTCTAACTTCTGCTCGATTGCAACATACGGCGCTGACGTCAGATTGAGGGCTGTGACCTTCAAGTACTCTAAGTATTCATCAGTATACCGCTCCATCTCGTCCTTCCAGAGTTCATCTTTTTTCAGCTTATTGACACTTGTCGTATATTTTCTCTTTCCAAAATCTGTAGTATAAAAATAATGCCGTACCTTTAACTCTGCCAGTTCATGCGCCAGCGTACCTTCTCTTGCTGCTTCCGAAGTAGAGTCCGGAAACTGTTCTTCCAGCTTGGCGCTTGGCGTGCACACCAGCCAACGGTGTGCACCTGACGCGCTTAAAAGCGCATGTGCTCTCCCTGCATGTCCCATTAGATATTTGCCCCCATTCCTCTAAGTGCTGTTGCAAAGTTCCCGTACATTTCTCTCGGGAGTGCCGGAAGCGCCTCCACGCCATAACTTGCAAGAAGTTCCTGCAGCTGATTCTGCATTCCTTTATCCATCAGCGTCATGGCTGCGTTTGCCAACTCGTCCAGCGAATATGTACGCTCCGTTGTCGGCACTGTAGACATTGCTGGCTGTGCCGGTGTGACCGGAGCTGTCTGCTCTGTGGGAGTTGTCTGTACGAGTGTGGCTGGCGCCGGCTGCGCAACAGGTGTGACCGGTGCTGACTGTACGGGCGTAATCGGCGTCACAGGTGCTACTGGCGTAACAGGTATGCTCTGTGTTTGTGCGGGTACCTCTTTTTCTCCCAGGTTGACTGGGACTTTCTCAGTACCGAGAAATTTTTCTGCGAACTCCTTCATATCCTCAAAACTATCAAATGTAACTGTAATCTGTGCCATTATGCATTACCCCCTAATTTTTCAAGCCCTGCCCGGGCAATATTTATGAATTCTTCCTCTGTGAGGCTGATTCCCTTTGTCATCTTGGTATGGTCATCGGACCACCCTCTGATATCAAGCTTTGCTGGATTCCCATACCAACTGATCAGATTCAACTCCTTGTGATAAACATCTGATTTACTCTCTTTTTCTAATGTCAGGATATTCTCCTGGATTTCATAATTAGTTGCCGTCATTGTTCTCTTCTCCTTTTTTCAGCATCTTATTCTTCGGATTTCTCAACCGTCATTCCTATCTTCTCAAACACATCCAGTACAGTTGTTACAAGCTTACAAAGAGCTAAATCTTCTTGTTTGAATGGTTTTTCCCCCATTTAAATGTTTCTCAATTCTAAATGTGATGGCAGCAGAAAAGTTAACAAATTCTACTTCTCTCTCAGGCGATATATCTTCAGGTAACACATCGGCCATTGCAAGACCAATATATGCTCTGATATCCGCCACTGTAATTTCATATTTCTTCTCATCTGTCATTTGACTTATTTCTCCTATTTTCTTATAATGTAATTGACTTATTTTTCTTGAGCGCTTTAAGCTTGCCGGCTTTTATGAGCGCTCATTTTTATTTTGCCAGTTCG